ATCTATTATATAACTACCTGTAATATGCCCAATAATATCATTTTCATTGTGCATAAAATTGAATTGTTTATCTTCCGGTGTTGACCTAGCTGCCCAAGTTTCTTCTGGAGTAAAAACGTCGTCATTTTTATTCCAGCCAGTAGAAACCAAAACTGATTTGATATAAAATAAATCAATTTGATCTGGGTTAGCATCAGCTTTTATCTTACTTAAAAGGTGATCAAGATCGCAAGTGGAAGAGTCTGAAACTAGGGCTAATGAGTCACAAGCTATACTGGTACTACTAGCGATAGCTTCGCCCAAACCGTCAGAAATTTCTTGTTGATATATTTTCATTATGCCCTCTCAAATCATTATACACAAAAAACTAAAAAATACAAAAACTAGCTAATTTTTGATTCAATGTATAACCCTATAATGTTTTTTCTGAACAATTCAAGTCCAATATCAATAGTAACGTTATTTTGTTTAATTGATTGAGCAAATGATTTTGGCATTCTTTCCTTTGATTTTAGCTTACTTAAAACGACTGTATTATCAACTTTCTGCATGGGTTTAAGATTTGTAAATATATCGAGCTTTAAATGTTCTAAAGTGTTGATTTCGGCCTTTGTAAGTTGTCGTAAATTCTTCTTTCCAGAAGATGACAAAAACGCATCGTTCACAGAACTGCTAATAACATCAAACGCTGACTCTGCCCAAACCATCATTTCAGCAACTCCGGGCTTAGACTTTGGAGATTCAACTCTTTGTTTTCTAGGCCCATCGTCTTGTTTAAATAAAGGTCTACCATCTTTTTCAGACCCTTCTTTTAACTCTGGAACTGGAGGAGGATGAAAAGGTCCAGCTTTTTGAGGACCAATAGCATCTCTTCTTTTAAGCTCTCTTTTCATGCGAATTTTTTCAATCTGAGGTATTTCCTTAAATCTCTCAAGTAAAGTCTCATGACTAATAATATCTCTATCAGCAAGTTGGATAAGAAGATTTTTCTCAGTAGCCTCATCAGATAAGGACATCTGATCAAACTGAATATGAGCCTTGTACCTAAAGCCCATAGCCTGTCGGACAAGTTCTAATTCTTTTTCCCAAAATTTCTTTAAGAGATCTCTTCCATATTGAAGTCTTTCTACTAAAGTCTTTAGAGATATAAAATTATTAGTAAAACCACCACCATTACCAGCCATTCCAGTAAGAGTTGGAGGAACGCCTAGTCCAGCATATATACTGTTAAGAACTGACGAGTATTTTTCTGAGCCTAAGAATTTATGAACATCAGTGCTAGATTCTTGGAATGATAATTCTGGACCCCAAACTAATTCCATAGTACCACCACCAACATTACTAGCTAAAATATCGCGTAATTTATTAATGGCAGATTTATTGGGTAAAATCTTATGTTCAAGACTACCTATAGTCCACAACCTAATATTAGAAATAGCTCCGTCTAAAGCAGACATATCTGCAAGTCTCATTTTTTCCAACATTATAATATCATCCAGAATTGCATATATCATAGGATTGGCCCACTGTCGCCAATCATCTTTCTTGTAATAATACATACTTAATCTGTTTTCATCAAGAGGTATGTCTTTTACTCCATCTTTTATGTCTTTTTTAATTTTAGGAGGTAGGGTATCCAATACATGG